TAACAAATCAATAGAGATTACTTCAGGTTCAATTAGTACAATCAATACTTGTGCATAAAAAATAAACTATGGCTACAACACAAAAAATGTATTTAGGAAATGATGAAATCGGAATCACTAGATTTGGAGCCGATGGTAACATCATTAATGGTGCTTTTACATATGTTTTAGATATAGATTATTTAGTTGTTGCTGGTGGAGCTGGTGGTGGACCAGATGCTGGTTCTCAAAATGCTGGTGGTGGTGGAGCAGGTAGATTTGTTTCTTCATCATATTCATTAGAATACAACGATACATTATCAGCCACTATTGGTGGTGGAGGTTCTATTGGAAACGATGGTAACGATTCTTCATTAATTGGTAGCGGATTAACTATTCGTATGAATGGTGGTGGTGCTGGTGTAAATAGTGGAGATGGCCAAGATGGTGGCTCTGGTGGTGGTGCAGCAGTTCCTAATAATAGTGGTGGTTCTGCTACTAATGGTGGATTAGTATCTGATTTAGCTGGTATTGGTAATAATGGGGCTAATTCGGGTGGTGGAGATGCTAATGCTGGAGATGGTGGTGGAGTATCTACTCAATGGTTTGATGGTGTAACTTATTGTGTTGGAGGACCTAAAGCAACAGGTCCATCCGCATCAACAACACCTGGTAGTGGTGGACATGGTGGTACATATTTATCACCAAATACAGCAACCGCTGGACAGAATGGTATTGTTAAAATCAGATATGCTGGTAAACAACAAGCTACTGGAGGTACTATAACACAAAGTGGTGGATACACATATCACTCATTTACATCGAATGGTACATTCACTGTTACTGGTTAAAGAATAAAAAATAAAATAATTGTTAAAATTAAAAACATAATTAATTATGAGCGGAAAAATTCAAAATAGAGAATCTTATATCGAAAATGGACAGTTCTCAGGTGGTGCATCAGTAGTACCTGTATCTGGTTCAACTTTCGATGATTATAATGGAGATAATCCTCAGTTCGGATTTGTTGCTGGTGGTTTATACGTTGGTATTCAAGGAACATTAGATTTGAAAACAGTAGATGGTTCAATACTATCTTTCTCTTCAGCATCTGGCTTTATTCCTGGCTTAGTATCAGCTGTATCAGCTTCTTCAACTGCAGATGACATTATCGCATTAAAATAAAAAGATATGCAGGTAAATTTAATCAGAAATACCTTACAATCTAACCAAGATGGTAGACCTATCATTAGACCCTTAAAGATAGAATTCCTTGCCATTGCTGGTGGAGGTGGTGCTACCGATGGAAATGCTGGTGGTGGTGGTGGAGGTGCCGGTGGTGTTATCACTGGTTCTTTTTGTGCTGCTAAATTTACTCCTTATGATATCGTTATTGGAGATGGTGGAGCACCGAAAACAGGCGGTGGAGGTTCACCTGTACAAGCTGATAACGGAGAAAACACTACCTTATTTACCGTAACTGCTTTAGGTGGTGGTGCGGGTACAACTCCTAACGATATTGGTGTAGATGGTGGTTCTGGTGGTGGTAATGGTAATACCTCAGGTTCAGCTTTACAACCTGCTGCCGCATATGCTGGATTTGGTAATGATGGTGGAATTGAAACCGATTCAACCAACACCTCAGGTGGTGGGGGTGGTGGAGCCGGCTCTAAAGGTGGCGATACTCCTTCAAATGGTGTAGGTGGTGATGGTGGTAATGGTATCCTATTATCATTCTATACTGCATCAGCTCAATACGGACCTGGTGGTGCTGGTGCTGGACAGAATGGATTCGGTACACCGGGAACAGGTTTAGATTATGGTAGAGGTGGAAACGCTGGTAATGTACCTACTGCAGCTACATCTGGTTCTGCTGGATACGCTATTATAAAATACTTTGGTGGACCTAAAGCTACTGGAGGTACTATCGTAGAAAATGGTGGTGTTACATACCACATTTTTGAATCAGTTGGAACTGGTTCATTCGAAGTTACTAAAAACGATGATAACTTCGCTATAAATAACTGTAATGATGGAACTACAGTTTAAAATTAAACAAATCGTTTTAAAATTGTTAAATAACTAAAATCGAAAACTTATGAACTCAAAATCAGTATTAAACAAAATTATCACTCTTTTATCTGATGAGAAAAAAGACGTGAAATTGGCATTTGCTGAATTAGCAGATGGCACTGTTCTTGAGTCACCAACATTCGATGTAGGCGAAAGCGTGGAAGTTGTTGCTGAGGATGGTTCAAAGTCCCCTGCACCTAACGGAGAGCATGAGCTTGTATTAAGAGATGAAGAAGGAAACGAAGAACGTTTCAAAATCTTCGTTGAGGATGGGGTGATAAGAGAAAGAGAAAATATCGAATTAGAGGAAGAAACTGAAGAAGTTGAAAAACTACCTGAGACAGAAATGTCATCAGAGACTGAACTTTCTGACGCTGAAGAGATTAAAGAAGAGGTTGATGTTGATGTGGTTTCTTTAGAGGAAGTTAATAAAGTAGTAGAAGAAATGAGCTACAGAATTGATGAACTTGAAAAGAAAATCGCAGAGATGGAAAAAGTTGAAGAGGAATTAGAAGAGAAAATCGAAGAAGAAAAAGAAGAAGTCGAATTATCTTCAGTTCCAGCTTTAAACGGAGCTCCATTGGCAACTAAACCTATTGGTAACACCAGAAGAACTGCTTCACCGCAGGCGGCCTTCTTAAAAAAACTTTATAACTAAAATTAAATTTTATTAAAATGAGACAAAGACAAAACTTCGTATTACCTTCAGTAACTCAGACCTATGCGGGTGAGAATGCTGGAAAGTACATCGCAGCTGCACTTTTAAGTGCAAAAACTTTGGACCAAGAGGCTGTAACAATCATGCCTAACGTGAAGTACAAATCTGCAATCCAAAAGATTGACGTATCTGGTGCTATCCAAGACGCATCATGTGATTTCACTACATCTGGTTCAGTTTCCTTAACGGAAAGAATTTTGGAGCCAAAAGAGCTTCAAGTAAACTTGGAATTATGTAAATCAGAATTTGTTGATTCATGGGAAGCTTTACAATTAGGTTTCTCTGCATTCGATGAGATTCCTGCTTCATTCAACGATTTCTTAGTATCGTATGTAGGTGGTAAAGTTGCTGAAGCAACTGAGGAATCAATTTGGACTGGTTTAGCAGCATCTAACGGACAATTCAAAGGTTTCCTACCAGCTATCTCTTCTTCTGCAGCTACTGGTGGTGCTAGTGATGCAATCCAATCTTCTGCTTCAGGTTCAATTAGTTCATCTAACGTAATTGCTAAATTAGAAGCATTAGAAACTTCTATCCCTAACGCAGTATATGGAAAAGAAGATTTAGTAATCTACATTCCTACGAATGTTGCTAAAGCTTACCAACAAGCAGTTGGTGCTAACTATGCAAATGGTTGGAACAACCAAGTAACTGTTGGACAAAAACCATTAGATTACAATGGTATTCCATTAGTACACTGTCCAGGTATGACTAACTCATATATGGTTGCAGCTCAGAAATCTAACCTATTCTTCGGGACTGGTTTAATGTCTGACTACAATGAAGTAAGAGTTTTAGACATGGCTGATTTAGATGGCTCACAAAATTATAGAGTTATCATGAGATATACAGCTGATACTCAATTTGGTATCGGACAAGATATCGCAATTCACATCCCTGCATAAGGAGATGACTATATAGATGATAGAAGGGGAGGGTAATACCTCCCCCGAAATCTGAAGTTTTAAGTTTAAATTAAATTAATTAAATAAAATAATACACTATGGCTACTTGTAATTTATCAGCTGGAAGAAATGAAGTCTGTAAAGATAGTATTGGAGGCTTACAAGCCGTTTACTTCTACAACTTCACAACTGCTAGCTTTTCAGAAGATTCAGAGGATTTAATCACTGGATTCCCTTCAGGTTCTACTGTGTACAAATATGAACTTAAAGGTACATCTGCTTATACAGAAACTGTTAACACTTCAAGAGAGAACGGAACAACTTTCTTCTCTCAAGAAACTGTACTTAACTTAAAGAGATTAACAAACGAAATGACTACTCAATTAAAGCTTATGGCTTATGGTAGACCTAAAATCGTTGTTCACACTAAGAATGGTGAATCTCTTTTAGTAGGTAAAGTTAACGGAGCGGATGTAACTGCCGGCACAATTCAAACTGGTGCTGGTTTAGGTGATTTATTTGGATACTCGGTAACTTTAACTGGAGAAGAAAAACTTCCTGCACAGTTTATCTCAGGTTCAACTGAGGCTAACCCATTTGCAGCATTGACTGGAGATGGTTTACCAACTGTTGTTTATGGAAGCGGAAACTAATATATTAGTTTTATAAATACTCGGATTCTAAAGGGTTCTCTTTGTGAGAACCCTTTTTTTATGCTTTTAGAGTGTGTAATACTTATGTATGTAGAGTTGTTAAATAGGTAAAGACAACTTAAATACAATATAAAACATGCAAAGCTGGTACGATTCAGGTTCAAACGTGTTCACTATTAGAACAAAACCTACGGGAAGTAGTGATTTGACTCTAAATTTAGAGAATATGTTTACATTAACTACATCCTCTATATCTTTAAGTGAATACACTTTTAACGCAGAACAAAGTATATTACAATTTACAGCATCACTTACTGCTTCAGTTGGTGATGAGTTCCGTGCTACCATAAACGATACTTGTAACGATATTTGGAGTGGAACTATTCAATGTTATGCATCTCAATCAATTAACAAAGCTCAATATAAAAACCAAAACACATCAGGTTCTTATATTTCCAGTGATAGTGCTAATGAATACATAATACTAACATAAAATGAAGAATATTAAAGATAATATTAAATTTGTAAGTTTAACTCGTCAGGATATACCTGATATTGTTGAGGATACAAAGACGAGGTATCAATGGGTGCCTTATGGTATCATCGGACAGGATGATTATTTTCCTATTATTACTGATGCATACAATACATCTACAACTAATGCAGCATGTATTGAAGGTGTATCTGATTTGATTTATGGAAAAGGTCTTTATTCTAAAGATGAACAAAAAGATGAGGTATTACAAAACATTATATCTCAAAAATGTTTGAAAAAAGTTACCTTTGATTTAAAACTATATGGTAACGCTGCATTTCAAGTAGTATGGAATAATCAACATACTGAGATTAAGAAAATGTATCACACACCAGTACAAAATCTAAGAGCTGAAAAGATTTATGATTCACCTGAGATTCAAAACTACTACTATTGTACAGATTGGACTGATGTAAAAGCTCAAAGAAACAAAAGATTGATTCCTAAGTTCGGAACATCTGATGAGCAAGTAGAAATCCTTTATGTTAAAGATTATACGCCAGGTAGATTCTATTATGGTTTACCTGATTGGATTTCAGCTTTACAATTCTCATTCTCAGAAGCAGAATTAAGTAACTTACACATTAACAACATTGAAAACGGATTCTTGCCATTAGTAATGGTAAACCTAAACAATGGAGTTCCTGCACCTGAAGAAAGAGATACAATCGAATCAATGATTGAAGGTAAATTTACAGGTACTCGTAATGCTGGTAGATTTATGGTATCTTTTAATGATGACCCAGCAAATCAACCAACAGTAGAAACAATTACAACTGAAAATCTACATGATAAGTACCAATATGTAGCAGATTATGCACAAGATAGAATTTTGGTAGCACATAGAATTACTTCTCCTTTATTGTTTGGTATTCGTACTGCTAATAATGGTTTCTCATCTCAATCAGAAGAAATGAAAACCGCATATTCTATTTTACAAACAATGACTATCCAACCTTTCCAAGCAATGGTAATCGATGTTATCTCAGAAGCATTAGAATTTGCTGGATTAGAAGATATGGAGTTATACTTTGAACAACTTACACCTCTAGCAATCCTTTCTACAACGGCTGAAGAAACTGATTCTACAATTGAAGAAGTAGAAGAAGAAATCAATGACCAGATGGAGAATCCTAATGAAATGGATTATGAAGATAGACAAGTTGGAGATATAAACGAAATTACTAACGATAAAATATTTGAATAATGGCTGCATTTGGATTATTTATAACACGAAACGATATTATTAAAAACACACCTTTACAGGGTGCAGTTGATGCTGATAGATTATTACCTTTTGTGAGAACAGCGCAAGAGAAGTATATCTTAAATCTATTAGGTACTGTTCTTTACAATAAACTACAAGATGATGTAGAATCACAAACAGCGTTCTCTGGGTATTATCTTACTCTAATGGAGGATTATGTTAAACCAACGCTTATTTGGTACGCATGCGTTGAATTTATACCCTTTAGTGGTACGCAGTTTAAGAGTGAGGGAGCTGTAAAACATAAATCAGAACAATCTGAAGCAGTTAGTAAAAATGAGATTGATTATTTAGCACAAAAAGCTCAAGATAATGCTGAGTACTATGCTACGAGAATGCAAGATTATTTAATTGCAAATTCATCTAATATTCCTGAGTTCTTAGAAACTACGGGAGATTCTACAA